TGCTGATAACATTAGGGTTTACGCTTGTCCCAGTATACAAATAAGTGCTGAACAAATCTGGAATATCAAGACCGCCAGCACCACCAGCACTACCAGCCGCCGCTTGAAGTAACTTCTTTTTCGTAGCCATTTTATAAGCTCCTTATGCTAGAGCCTGACCAGCCGTGAACCCATACCAGTTAGTCCCACCGTCTCTGGTGGTGAACACGAAGATGTCCTTGGCTGACGCTGTAGCTGTCAGCGTAGGAGCAGTAGCCGCTGGCCAATCGACACTTGAGGGCCAAGTTACTGCGAAGCCACTAGCTGAGGCATCTTGGATGATCTCAATGCTAAACGTGTAAGCCGTGCCGCTTGCAGGCGGGTTGCTGAACGTGAACGTAGTGTTCTCTGTCAGCGTGTGGCTGAATGCGTTTGCGTTTTCACAGTTGACCGTGGTGGCGTTGCTGGATGATGTAACGGCTGCGTAGGTTTCGTTGTAGCTGTCAACAGTCAGCTCGCCAGTAATATTAACGTCACCAGTGTAGGCCGAAAGATCAACACTTGATAGTTTGGCGTCAAGCTGCGTTTGGATTGCTGAAGACACGCCACCTAAGTAACTAAGCTCGGCATTCGTAACGCCGCCAAGAAGCGTGTCTAAGCTGTCCCAGTTGCCGTTAAGATAACCGCCCCAAGCGTCTTCGTCGCCACCGACTGACGGTTTATTCCAAGAGTAATTTGTCGTTGTCGTAGGCATTACGCGGCCCTCTCTAAGTAATCTGCCTCAGTCCAAGTATTACTCGGGTTTGAAGCTGCTGTCCATGTAGTCGTTGGTTCGTCCGCATCAAGCCACTTATAGCGAGACAGAACATTCACCGCCGAGCTTAAAGTATCTGTCGCAGACATTAATCTAACGCGATTATAGCTTATATTTACGTTAGATGATAGTGCCACGTCCGCGCGGCCCACAACGTCAATAACTCCGTTGCCTGTAACCGTAGCCGCAAGGCTTATATTTGACGCGGCGTTTACAACCCTTACGGCGCTACTTGATACACTGCAAGCCAAGCTAACTGAGGCTGCCCCATCCTCAACGCTGTGGTTGACGCCATAAATATATGTGCCGTAAGTATTTAATCCGTAACCCGGCCTAAAGCCCTCGACCTCTGGATACTCTACCGCGACCACTACCACCACACCCTGACAAACAACGTCAGCCGCAGCGGTTACAATCTTAATTGCATTGGAGGACGTGGATGACGTGCAGGTTAGCGCCGCAGCGGCGTCAGTAATAACATTAGAGCCAGCGCTGGCGCTTGCCGCGCAACTTACGTTAGCCGCTCCCAACCTTACCTGCTGCAATGCAGCGACCACCGAACAAGACGATGTATCAGATGAAGCCGCCTCGCGAACCTTAACAGATGAAGAGCTTGCCGAACAAATCGGAGCGATGCTTGCCGCAGCGTCAACTATAGAGCCAGAAAGCCCATAGATGTTCTGACCATATAAAGCATCGCCGTAATTTGCGCGATAAACTGTCATTAGGCTAGCGTAATATCCAGATCACCAGTTGGGATGCGGAAAACGTCACCATCATTGATTGCCTTGGATACGGTCAACGCGCTGTGGACAATCATGTCGCCGCCACTTGATGCGGTCATAACTGCCATGTGCGATATTGTACCCCAGTTGCCGCCAGATGCAGCGGGAAATTCAACAGCCGCCGAGTTGGTCGCCAAGTCGTTGGTGACAGTAAAGCTGACCGATGTTCGAGCGTAGCCATTGCCTGACACTTCACTAGCAGTTGAGCCAGTGTCGGTAGGGTCAGCAGTGAACAGGCCAACATACCATGCGGTCGGCCTTGTCACGCTCGCGGCGCTAAACACATAGTTCAAAACGTGTGTTTCATAAGTATTAGTGAAGGACATGGATTTCTCCGTTAGATATATCTGTGACTTCTATACACCATCATGCGACTAATAGCTAGTCACACGCATTCTAAGGCCAGAACCAGCAAATCGTGTGTCGTCTGAGGCTTTTTGCAAAGACTGCATGGCTGACGAATACAACGCCGCCCATGTTTGCACTCTAGCGTCATCATTTAAGTATGGTGCGGCCTGAACAAGAGCGCCATACAAGTAAACGTCAGGCGCGTCTTGCAGCAACCAGTTGTAAGTATTCGCATCAGTCAAGTCAGGAACAGACTGATAATACATAAGCTGCATGCCGTACTCACCATCTGGCGTTGGAAACACTTCAATGCTCTCGCCAACGTGAGAATAAAACTTTGGCGTACCAGTGGTGTTGGAGTTGTTCTGGCGATACTTAATCATATCGTCGAGGCTCGCCATCTCTAGCGGGCGTGTTCCATCAGTGGTCAAGCTAAAACGCAAAGTTTCAAGCCAATCAGCCGGAACCTGCACATAACGACTATCAAGCGTAGCGTCAGCACGCTCAACCATCTTGTAATGCCGCAAGTCACGATTGATGCCAGCCTCAGTCAAGCTGATAAAATCAGGAATGACCGCCGTAAGATCATCGCGGTTAAGCCAGTTGGCTATGCTAGACTTTAGCTCTGCGTAAGTTGTAATTGCCATTACTGTAACAATCCTTGCCTTTGTTGCTCTTCATTAGCACGTTTTTGCATTTCTTGTAAGGCTAGTAAGCCGCCAGGAACAGATGCTATTGCCGCCGACAGGTTCTTTAAGTGAGACAAGCGTGGGTCAAAGCGGGCAAATTTGGAGCGAACTAAATTGGGCGACAATCTAACATCTACATTTGAGGGCTTAGACAAATTCTCCATATACTGCTTTTGCAATGCGCGCTCTTGCTCTTTTGTGTAGCCTAAGTTTTTAAATTGGCTGGAATTGAAGCCGGGGCCAGTGTCGTTAATGTCTTTAAACTGAACACCGCTGCGCCCTTCACGAATAGCAGCTTGCTCAATTTCTCGCGTTGATATTTTCTGGCCTTCCGCCCAATCAAGCCACTCGGCTACAGCTGGGTCTTTTACGTCTCCTATATCAAGCTGGCTCCAATTTACGCCGCCGCCCTCAACCACCGTGTCACCAAGTTTACTTCCAAGCCGAAGTGGATAAATTTGAGCATCAGCTGAACCCCTAGCATAAGTACTAGCAAGTGTTGGGTTATCTGACGAAAAAACATTGCCTTGAAAGCCCTTTATGTCTGCGTTTGTCCCGTGATAACCATCTCTAGGAAACATAGCTTCAGCTCGCGCCATCCGTGACGCCTCGTCCATAGGCAAGTCCATGCCAGTGGCTCCGCTTTGATAAAGCTCAAACAATTCCATATTATCGTTAGGAGTTAGCTTTCCCAGCATTTCGTCGGTCACTTCGTCAGCACGACCAGACGACAGCAAGCCAGCAACCTCTTGGGCTGGGGATGGGGACAACTTTTTTTGCATTTCTGGAGAAACAAGGTTTACCGAGGACATATCGTCAATCACCGCAAATACATCTTCAAGCGTTGCGTCAGGTTGACCCACAGGACGCCGCCCAAGCCGATATGCAGTTTTTGCAGCAGCCTTAGATGAAACCTGACCACCCATCATTGGAAAATCTTGCATAACTTGCGCTTGCAGGCTTTGGCCCAAACCCTTGCCGCGCGAGCCTTCAGGGACAACAAGATCAAGCACAGAAGCACTGCCATCTGGGCGCACAACAACTTCCATTGTCGATTTGCTTTTAGGGTCAGTATAGCGAACCCGCTCCGAACCCTCGCCAAAAGTTTCAGAAGCGTCCTTTCGGGTTACATCAAAGTCAGCCTTCGGCTTCAACCGCACATTACCCAACAGCGAACCCATCGCATTCGGATCAACCTCAACGCGCTTAGCCGTATCCAGCAAGCCACGCGCACCAGACTTAACAGCCTTCGCAGCCGCGTCACCAATGCCGGGGAATAAACCCAACACAGCCGCACCGCCAAGCGCGCCAACCATCGCCCAGTTAGGGTTCTCTGACGTAGCCTCGTCGTAAATCTCCTTGGCAGCCATCGCGTCGCCAATGATCGGCGTGGCCTCAGCTATAAAGCGAGC